CTTCAAAATCAGTATCGGCACTAATTTTTGTACTAGGATAATAGGTATGAAGTGACAGTATTTTATCTACTTTATCTTTTGACAAATTAACGGTAATGGGTTTTGACCGTGGTGCTACAACATACACTTCATTGTCATCAAGCCACTTTTTAAATTTTGCAATATCACCATCTAATTCAGTCATTCTGATTGCAATTCCAACACCACTAACATTTATCCAACCTATTGAATTATCAAAAGCAGTATTCTTTTCATTTTCTCCTACATCAAGATGACTGCATAAAATCAAAGGTTTGTTGTCTTTCACATCAAATGAATATGAATAGTCGTTTCTGAAAAATCTATGGGTTGCTTTTGAATAATTCCATTCGAGGCTGGTTGACTTTCTCTGTGATGTGATTCTTTCTACAAATAATCTTTGTGTTATGTAACCTGTACCATCGCTATTTACTGTTAGAGTATCACACACATTTCCTATACCTCTTAAAGTACATTGTATATTATTACTTTGTCTGTCACTATCATTTGAAAAAGTGATACTCGGATTGTTAATATCCTTAATAGCAACGGGATTGGTTGGTGTAGGTGTTGCACTTTGAGTTGATTTACCGTACAAAGTTAACCCAACAATGTTACAATCACTACTATCATTAAGTACAATGCTAGTTGACTTATCTATTGTGACTTTAATAGCGTTTTGTAAAACATCTGCTTTAAGTTGTACAATGTCTGTAGCGTTCTGCTTTACTGCTGTATCGTTGCTTGTCTTGTATGCATTAAAGTCTGTATTATCAACTTTATCTACTTTCAATACAACAATATCAGCTTTGTTCTGTGCAATGTCTGCACGTGGTTGTTCTGACTTTGTTTCAACAAAATCCCACACACCTTTTACGCTAGGATAAGTAGTTGTGCTAGGGTGTGTAAGCACATCAACCTTATTAGATAGGCTTTCCTTGCCATTTACATTCGTATTAGTTGTTGCAATTTCTCGTTGTGCTGTTTCTTTGACAATCTGTAAATTGTCAGCAACCTGACTAATATTAGCGTTTAAAGCTTGTACATCTGTTTTGTGCTGAGTTTCAATACTTGTTGCTCTGTTCTCCCAATCAGTTCTATTTGTGTTAACTGATGACTTTAGCGACTTGATAGCACTTGCTGATAGTTCGTTTACATTGATGAATTTTTCATCATTTGAGTAAACAATACTAACACCGTCAGGTACTGCACCACTTACAATTTCAACATTTCCAACTGTGTTATCAATATAAATAGTCTTTAGTGAGGTACAATTACTAAAAGCACCATTATTAATTTTTGTAACGTTATCTGCAACAAATACTGTTACAATATCTGTCTGACTTGTCGCAAAACTTCCTGCACCCAATGCTTCCGTTGATGTTGTGTTCTTTAGCACACCATCAGAAGTGAAGGTTGCAGAAAAATTAAACCTAGTACCTTGAATAGCTTTAGCTATGTTCACATCCATTTGGTTCAAATTTTCTGCATTGATTGGTGTTTGCTTACTGGGACTATTCTCCCAATTAATTAAGTTGTAGCCCATTGTTTATCATCATCTCCTTGATATTCTGAACTTTCTGTACTTACTTGAACTGTAATGCCAACTGTTCCGGATAAAGTTCTGTTAAAAATTGTACTTGTAATTGTTGGAGTGTCCTCTACTCCTGTATTTAACTGTATAGTATCACCAGGTTCTAGCCACCAACGGTCAAACAGGTTAACGCTAAAAGGTCGGTATTCATAGAACATCCATCCACCATAAACTGCACCTGATGGTCTTATAAATTTACTAACAAGAGTTTTCTCTGTATTACAAGAGATAAATTTGTTATCACCGTCATAATAATTTTGCTTACCTGATGTGGTTACTATGTTTTCTGTGTAGGTCTTATCCTTGTTGTACTTAAATCTTGCTTTAGTTATCTTAGCAACTGTGTAATCTTCAAAATTCAAGTCTGAATAATAGCCAACAGTATAAACATCTGTTACATCATTTTCTTGTGGTAATTTCTTAAACTTAATACTTCCTTCCCCATCACAAAAAGCAAACTTTGCAGAACACTCACACAAATCTTGAAGTAAATTAAGTACTGTTAATTTACCGTTATAAACTTCTTTTACAATTGTAGCTGATAAAGAAAGTTTTTTATCATCTTCACTACCATAAAAGTTACTGTCAACAATAAGACCTTTTTCTTCGCACATATCAATTACACATTCTTTTAAAACTTTAATTGTTGCATTTGGAGAGTAAGTTGCAAAACCAAAGAACCAAGTGTAAATATTAATTTTACCGGCTAGATAAAAGTTATCATAAGCAGTAACTTCTTTAATAGTTTTATTCTGTTGTCTTTTTGCACTATCAATAGTTCCGGTAAAGATACAAGCTGACTTATCTACCACTTTACAAGGATAAAGTTCACCGGATGGGTACAAGTCCTTAGACGGATAAACATTATCCAAATAACTTTGCTTTATGTACACTTTGATTTCTCTACCTACTAATTGCTCCTTAAAATTAATAGTGCTAAAAGTAAGTTGTGACGATATACACCCACCAAAACGGAGTGTGCTATCGTCACAAATAGAATTAGTTAATTCAAGGCTATCAAATACAATATTTTCATTTGGTAAAAAGCTTTTTGTATCTGTAAAGACAATCTGAATATTTCTTGATATTGTATTTTCCAGAAGTTTCTTCTTAATTTCAAGGTCCTCAGCTTTATTCTCGCTAAACATATACATACTACATCACCTCAGTATTCAATTAATTCAAATGTAATAGGGTTGTACTGTATGTCATTTGATGATGCATCCATTACTGAAAATTCCACATCAGGAATATAGAAATAACCTTCCTTGTATTTGTTTTCTTCATCATTCCAATATTCAACCTTACACTTTCTCTGTGTAGAATTTACAATACCTTTATTGATAATATTCTGTATCTTAATCTTGTCATCAAGAAAAAGAGTATGAGTGGAAAAAGAAATATTAGTTTTGTGATTTGATAAAGTTTTTCTTTGCAAGTCACCGTTATTATCTCTTTCAGCAGATACTTCCATTCTTTGGTTTGGCGTAGTGGAATACTCAGCAATACACTTATTAGGAAATATGTTTTTATTAAATGCAATTAGATAACCTTTATAGTTCGCCATATATAACCACCTACCTTATACAAATGCCGACTTACCGTTATGCCTTTTCTTGTACATTTCATTCTGCTTAACAATCTCTTTGAAAATGTCGCTACCGTTGATTTTTGCAACAAATTCATATGTATTTCCACCTTTATTTCTAAAGATAATAAACATTTCATACATTCTCTTTAGATACAGTAAAATCTGTGAAAGTATCTCTGTGTCCCCATTGTCTGAACTTTCCTGAATCATACCTTTAAGTTTATTAAGAGGTGAAACTACTTCAGGGTTACCGGAGGATGCACCCATATTGTCACCTACTACTGCTAAGGTTGGAGCTTTTACAAGACCACCTTTTGCAAGTTTAGGAATTAAAGGAGCTTTCTTTGGCATAGAAAAACTCCAGTCTTGACCAAAAACATCACCGATAGCACCGGCTACCCCACCAATTGCATTAACGATAGCCGATATTGCATTATAAATACCAGTCCAAAGCAAATTAATACCATCAATAATTAAATTGATAGCACCCTTGACTATGCCCCAAATGGCATCCCAAATACCTTTAAAAAAGTTTTTGATACCGTTCCAAGCCTTTTCCCAATCCCCTGTAAAAACGCCTGTAATAAAGTCAAGTAAGCCACCTAGAGCGTCTAAAATGCCACCGACAACATCACCAATTATTGAAAATACTGTTTTAAACACGCCACCAACGGCACTAAAAATATTTGTTAGAATGGGTCCGAAAGTTTTTACAAGATAATTAACGATAGGTGATAAAAAGTTATTCCAAATCGCTGAAATACAATCCCCTAGTTTGCCGAAAAATGAGACTATTTTCTCAAAAATCGGTTTTAAGCAACTCTTCCAGGCGGATTGAAAAATATCGACAATGGCATCCCAAGCTGGCTTAATCCACTCGTTATAAACATTCATCAGAGTGGTACCGATATTTGTAAACATACTGCATATGTTACTAAATACGGATGAGCCATCACTCTCCCACCAGTCGGATAGGTAGGTACCTATGTCACTAAAAACAGTACCAACAAAAGATAAAACATCAGCAATCTGCAATTGCACATTATCAAAAAATGTTCCGATAGTTTCGCTATCATTTTCAATCCATTCAACCAATTTCCCGGTTGCAATCTCAAAACTATCAGATACAATTGTACCAATTCCACCGGCTAAATCTGTACAACCCGATAACAAGTCAGATATTGCAGTTTCCATTGTCGGTCTGACCCTATCAATGCTTTCGCCTAGCAGGTCAAATGCTCCGTCAAAAAATGTTGATAAATTATCAAACCCCTTTGAGAGGTGCGTGCCAATAGTGTTGATAAATCCTATTATTTTCCCCTGGTCTTTTGTAAGCCACTTACTAATACCACCTGTTAGGGTCTGTAATTGCTTACCACTCACCTGGACTATACCACCAATAAATGAGCCAACTGCTCCCAAAGCTGACTTACTGACATTTTTTACTTGTCCTAAGTAGGCTTTGGCTATAGGTATTGATTTTTTAAAAATGTTTTTGCAGTTTTCGCCAATAGCTGACCAATCGACTTTATCAATGCCCCTTTGTACTTTATCAAAAAAGTTTTTTAAACCACTTTCTTTATATAGTTTTGAAAAATTGAATTTTGGGTTAGTTTTATTATTGGAATTTGGCTTTTTATTTGATGATGTGTTGCCCCCAGTGGCAGTAGAAGAGGTATTATTACTAGAAGATGTATTACTATCGGTCTTTGTAAGCACATTCAGCTTATCAAAACTTGCAAGACTTCTTTCTGCCTTTTTCTTCGCTTTGGCATTGTTATTAATAGCTTTTGTGTTATTATCAACAGAAGTGGTTGCGTTATCTGCACCGGTTGACAGATTGTTCATACCGGCTGATGATTGTTCACTGTTAGAATCACCAAAAATCTTCTTAGTAAGGTTTTCAAACCCACTAGCTACTTGTGATAGCTTTGTAACTATTTTTGTAAGAAAACCAAGCATAGGAGAAAATACATTATTTAACCCTCTGCCTAAAGTTTCTTGCATATCTCCAAAGCTATTTTTTAGTTGCTGGATTCTACCTGCAGGTGTATTTGCCAGAGCCTTATTCATATTACCTACATTATCAGTAATAACCTGAGAAAGCATTGCAGCTCTCTGTTCTTCATTGCCATACTTTAAGACTTGTGCTTGTGCATCTGAAAATGTAATACCTACACGAGTAAGTGCAGAAGTTTGACCTTGCATTACTTTACCCATAAGATTGCCGATATTAACCATACTCTCAGATGTTACATTAACCCCATTTTGTTGTACTGCAAGATTATTCATTGCCGGCATTAGCTTTTTTAGTGCATCATCAGTTTTAAGGAAAGTTGACAACTGTTGTGCACCGGCAAGCTGAACTTCATCCCCTACAACACCGGTTTCTTGTAAAGCTGATGCATAGTTTTTCACACTTGATATTGCCTTGTTACTTGCACTCATTCTCTGTCGCATAACTGTGGTTAGCTTTGTTTCAGCCTCTGTTTGAATATTTGCAGCAGATACACATTCTTTACTGAATCTAGTTATCATAGCAACACTAAAAGCAGTACCTACTACTTTTGCAATTTTGCTAAAAGAATTTGAAATCTTTGAACCGGCATTATTAGCTTGTGTTTGGATGTTATTAAGCGACTTTTTAAAGCTAGTGCTATTAAGTATTAAGTCAATTCCAATTTGTCCGGCTGTTGTCATTAGCATACCTCCTTCCTAAAATTAGGTATAAAAATAGCGTACACCACTTGATGTACGCTAAATTCAAATAAAATTTATGCTGTTTTTAGATATAATAATCTAAATGTTTCTCTACCTTTAGGTGTAACAAGTGTTTGAGTGCCACACCATTTTGTTTTATCGTTATAAACTTCCTTTACTTCAAACAAACCATTATTCTTTTTAGCATAAGGCATAAGTTTTCCACGCTTATCACGATAAAGATATTTCTTTTCAAGCAAAAAGTTGATAAAATCCTTTTGCTTGATTTCAAGTTGCTTAGCCGTTTCTCTTAGATTAGTCAAAAGATTTCTGTCAACTAATTCATCAAAATAATCAGCTTTAGGCTTCATTATTTGATTATTTACAGCCAATTCAGAATTAACTGCTTGTAGTTGCTTATTCTTGCTTTGTTCCTCTTTAAGAGCCGTAGCTAATTTGATAATTGTATCAGGGTTCAAAATTGCCTGTTCTATCGTTGCAGATGTCATATAAGCACCATGCTTTCTGATAGATGGAAGAACCTCTGATGTTACCCATCTCTTAAATTTCTTTGCAGTGGGTAGCTTACTTGATAAGATAAGACTGTAAAGACCTGATTCGTTGATAACAACTGATTTTTGTTCTCGTCCGATGGAGTCGCAAATTGCTACCCCATCCAGCTTATCCTCATCATCAACACGCTTTGATAATGCATCTCTGGTGTTGCTATAACCTAAAACAGTAGCCACATCTTTACCCACAAAATATGGTTCATTATCAATTTCAACTATTCTGATACTACCAAATTCAGAATTTTCAAAAGTTTGTATATCACTATTCATCATATCATTTTACCGCCTTTCTCATTTCAGCTTTAGTTGCTTTAGTACCTTGTGCATAACCAAAGTTAAAAGCATCACAAAGCATATCAAATAAACTCTTGTTGTTTGCATAAATATCGTTAAGATTAGCACAACTCATATCATAGTACGGATTAATAGTACCACGCACATTCTTAATAACTTCCATTGTGTTTTTTACACAAGCCATAAAAAAAACTCCTATCAATTGTAATTTGACAGAAGTTGCCCTAAATGATATAATGAATTTCAGATAGGGTAACCTGTCGCTTTTTAGAGTGTTGCAAACTTTGGTCGGTGGGCAACACTCTATTTCTTTTTATCTAGTTCAGCTTTAACCAAGGCTATACCTTTATGTACTACATCTGACTTAGTAATACTAAGACTTTTTGCACATTCTTCTAGAGTCTTATATGTTTCGGCTGATAACCTCATTTCAAACCTTTTATCACGCTTGTCTTGCGTAGGTCTGCCTTTAGGACACATCCTTTTCACCTGCCTTATTTTGTCCGTACATATATAATACATTATGTCCGTACAAATGTCAAGAGGTTTTTTACAAAATTTTAGCCACCCCATTATGGAGTGGCTAGTTTTTTATTTTGATTTTACACTGTAATACTCAATATTAATCTTTGGCAATGTAACATCAGAACCAAGAACTGATGTGTAAGAATATTTACCGTCACATTCACCCCAAATAGTAATTATATCCTTTTCAAGAATTCTATCTGCATTCTTTGGTAATTCAACAGTTGCATAAATGGTATCGTCCCAAAGACCGTATTCATCTTTAGTAACATTAATTCTTAAATCAACAGTAGTATTATCATCAAGCCAATGCTCATCTTCTTGTACTTGAATAACTTGACCTGTGTATTTTAGTTTCTCACCTTTATGCTTATCAGGGTTTCTAGACAAGTCTTTGAAAGAAAGTGTCTTGCAACTATTCTTATATGCCTTTGCTGAAACTTTTTTCTTTGCTTTTGTAGTTGGTTGTACTGTTGTAGTTTCTTCAGTAGTTTTCTCAGCAGTTGTCTTTTCTACTGCACTTGTACTAACTGTTGTTGTTTCTTTAGTACCGGTATCTTTACTACTCTTTCCACCATCGGCAGAACCGGCTCCAATAGAAATAACTATAACTGCAATAATAACCCAAAACCACCACTTTTTATAAATCGGTTTCTTAGGTTTTTGTTGTGGTGAATATCCACCTTGTAGTCTAACATCTTGTTGTGGATTATTCATCTGTTGTTGCATAGGATTATTTCCTTGAACTTTAGGTTGTTGAACCCCAACTAATTTTCCTCCGCAATTAGGACAGAACTTCTCATTATTTACATTTGAACCACAATACGGACATTTCATTGCACATTTCCCCTTTGTATTAATTTTACTACATTATACAACACAATGTGGTGAAAATCAACACTAAATTATGACATTTGAATAAAAATATTTTTTATATCATTAAGGAATTGTGTAGTTTCATCTAGTGATTTAGAGTTAGCAAGTGTGGCATTTCTCTTTCTTCTGTATTCATTTCTTATACGCATTTGTGCAGGAGTGAAGTTTGATAGTATCTCTTTGTCATCTTCTATTCTGATTTGTACAAGTCTTGCAAGGCTTGTATTGGGACCTAAACCGGATAATAAAGAAACAAACTCACTCCATGGCATTGTCCTAAATTCTTCTGAACGGATAGAGACCCCGTATTCAGACCTAAAGGATGAAATTATTGTGTCAAAATCATCTATTAGGTCATATCCGGGGTCACTGTTTCCCCCTCATTATCTTCAACAGTACCTGCAACAAGTTCAACTGCTGACATAATGACCTGAGAGAAATCTTCAAGGTTAAGGTTCATTTTTTCAATTACTTTTCTGTCTTTCTCATTAAACAGAAGTTCAAAGAAATCATAAAGTTTGCTTGGGGTTAAATCTTCAAGACTAGGCAAAATCTTTAGCATTGTTACTGCACTGTCATTTACTTCAAAAGTCTTGTCCTTAATCTTAATCTTTGGCTTTTCGTCAAAGTTAAGTTTGTCTGTAATATCAATAATTCTACTCATTTTTATCACTCCTTATGCTGCCGGTGTTACTTTAGGTTTACCGTTTGACATAACTTCAAATTCAAGTGGTGCTACATCACCTGCTTCGCCACTACCGTTTGATGTTACATTGATAACTGCATTTGTAAATTCAACTGATGTGCCGTCAGGGAAAGTCCACTTGAAGTCTGTGTATAAATCTCTGCCATTTTTCATAGCCAAACCTGCAATATAATCGTTGCCCGGATCACCAACAGTACGCTTACCACTGGCAGTAATTGTAATACCCTTAGTAGTAGCTAATCTACTTGTCCAACCCTGCTGGTCAAAAGAATTCCATTCCTGAACACCATTATCAAATGCCACACTAAAACTTGTCATATCGGCAATATCGGCATATGTACCTGATGCGCCCGTTGTTTTCACCTGAAACTGATTTTCGTAACAAGGATAAACACCTGTTGTTTTTGCCATAATTAATCTTCCTTTCTTTCAAAAAATATTTTCATCTCAATAACTCTTTCGTACACCTCATTATCAGTACCCACATCTATTGGCTCAGGTGTCAGTAGCTGAATCAAATACACTTTAGAATTATTTATTGTAACATTCTTAATTGTGCGAAGTTTATTATACAGAGTTCTTGCACAAACCTCTGTTTCATTTGCATTATTATTCCAATGAATAAGCAATGATACTGCTATAACATCATAAGATAGTTCTGTGCCAACACCACGAAGAGGCTCACCACTGGTTTTTAGGGTGTATACACCAACAGATTTATCTTGCTTATTGTCAAGTCTGCCTATGTAAAAATGTTCTGCATTTATAATTGTTTTCAAGAAATCTCTTACATTTGCTAAAGTCATCATAAGCCTGTAAGCCTCCTATAAATCTTTTCAAAAGCTTCATTACAGAAGTTTTCCCTTGAACCACCCTTTAACCAGGGGTCAAACCACTTACCACCGGCATTTTTATTGTTGGTTTTCTGAAAGTTAAATTCCGGATGATAATAAAGTCTTCTTGCATATGGAGTGCTTGAACTTATTGTAGTTTTCCCCTGTGCTGAATGTGAATAGTCAACAAATGTTGACTCATTTTGAAGGTTTCCTGTATCAAAGGGCATTACCTGTGCATTTTTTACTTCTGTCAAAAGTGCATCAGTAGTTTGTTCTAAAGCCGTTACAGTAGCTTTATCAAATTGCCTTATAACATTCATATTAAGTTTAACCTTAGAATTAACATTAATCACTACATCACATCCAATTCAACATAGTTTACTGTACCGTCAGGGTTTCTTCCTTTTGTACACTTAACAATTTCTCTTTTCACACCGTTTACTGTAACATATCCACTGCTAATGGAACTGTTAGGGCAAAAGTCAAAGGGTATCAGCAAAACACCTGTACACTCTACTTTCTTTTTATCACTTGTATATACAGTTTTAACTCTATCCTGATAATTACAGTACAGAGGTGCTAAAAACAATGTATCAGAGGGATATATACTGTCTGATGGATAAATAAACCTACATTCATAAATAACTTTAGGTGCACCATCTTCTGTTAATCCCTCATCATACACCACAACCTCACAAGGTGTTTTGCAAAACTTTTTCAACACCAATCTGGGAAATTTCATATTATCACCTCATATTGTCGGATAACATAAACCTGTAGTTTTAAGCAAAGAATAAAGTTCTTGTGGAATAGCAACACCACTAACCACCATTAAATTCCAACAACTACCGAAAGTCATTGATGTACCGTTAATTGAGTAGCTTTGCAGATAGGTAGTAATCAATTCTTCATTTTCTCTATAAAAAGCAGTAAGTCTGCTATGGACTTCATTGATAACCTTTTTCTGAAAGTTGGTCAATTTGTCAAAATTGATACGGTTAAATGTTAGAATGTCAATGTGGTTAGCAGTAGTTATCTCTGTGTTATCATTAGTAATACTTCTAATGTAATCTACATACATAACCTATTCCTTTTTAGAACTTGACTTTAGCTTTTTAAGTTCAGCTTTTAGCTTGGCATTTTCCTTTTCTACTGCACTAAACTTTTCAAGTGGTACTGTTTTACCGACACCATATTCTTTTAGTGTACCGTTATCCTCATACACATCATAGCCCTGTGCAAGATAAGTATTTGCCTCTGATTCTGTGTTTACTGTATAGGACTTATTGCCTTTAATAGCTTTCATCTTCTAATCACCTCACATTAAGCCTCTGCGTGAATGATAACACCACTTTTTAGAAGTTCATCAATACCAAATGTACCGTTTACTTTTCTGTTCTGATACATATAATTGTCAGCAGTTCTACTGTCTGTACCGGGAGTAAACATTTTGATATATGCATACTTAACTCTTGAAACCTGTGCCTCAGGGTCAATAAGGATATAGTCAATCTGTTTTGCAGTACTATCTGCCTTACAACCGTCTGTAAAGTCAAATAGTGACTTCATTCTTGCACTAGGCACTTCTACAATCTTGTTAATATCATCAAGAGAACGAACTCTACGGTCGATACCTGAAGATGAACTAACTTCAAGTGTACGCTGAATACCCTCTGCATTTTTTAGTAACTTCTTATAACTTGGTGTTGCATATAGAATAACTCTATCAAGTGGCACACCTGCCTCTGCAAAGGCCTCTAGGTTATCGTCAAAGTCAGAAAGTACATTTGCACTTGTCAGTGCAGTTGTCTTAATCTTTGCATTTACTCTTTTAGCCTCTGTGTAAATCTTGCTATAAGTGTAACTGTCAAGTTCAGGAATAGCCTGTGTCTTTTCAAATCTATTCTGAATGTTACTGACAGTAACTACAAGATTTGTTTCATCAACATCAAGTGGGTCAACAGTGAACTCAATATCTCTGTCATGATCCAGTGTCTTTGTTTCATAACCATTTGAATATGTACCTGAGTTAAAGCTACCACCTCTTGTATGGTCCTTGTAACCACTTACAGATAACTTTGGAATTTTAATGTCTTTACCATTGACAATCTGAATGTCTGAATTTGAATGATATAGGTCATCACAAGTTAGTTCTTGACCGTATAACTCTCTTAAAACATTACTGAAAATTGTTGCGTATTCTAATACTGCCATAATTTAATTACCTCATTTCTTTTATTTTTTTGTTTTGATACCAAAGATACCTCTCAAAGTATCTTCATCAGGGTTGTTGTTGTTACCACCATCGCCACCGATTTTCTGTACACCTGCACCGTCATTAGATTGTTTCTTTAGTGCCGGTACTTCATCAAGCACCTTCTTGACAGCCTCTGAAAGTTTGTCATTATCAATCTTGCCGTCAGTAGTTGCACCGGAAAAATCAGCTAACTTTAGCACATATGGAACGCTTGAAACATCCACACCTTGCTTAATAACTTCAAGTGTAGCTACTTGGTTCACCTCTGCAATAAGTCTTGCATTATTGGCTGAATCAAGGTCTCTTTGCATTTGGTTAAAGTCCGGTGTGTTCTGCTTTTTCTGTTCCTTAAATGTAGCAATAGCCTGTTGCATTTCATCAGCAGAAAGACCCTGTTGCTTAAAGTAAGACTTTAGAACTGTGTCCTCTGTTGCACTTTGTTTGCCACTGATAATATTTGCCAACTTATCATAATCAATAGTTGGTGCATTACTGCTTGGTTCATTGCCACTTGGTGGGTTGGTGTTTTGATTATTGTTTTGGTTGTTGTTTTGATTATTTGGTTCTGCCATTTTAATCATCCTTTCAGTTTTGTGGGTGTCTCCCAAAATACAGTTATAGAGTGTCTCTCATTTACAGTTGTACAAGTGTCTCTCGTAGTTTAATGTCTTCGGACAATAAATCAGACAATAAAAAAGCACTAACAAAAAGTTAGTGCTAAATTACTTCTTTGTTTCTTCTTTTGGCTTAGGTTCTGCAAATTCAACAAAACCAAGTTTGTTTAGTTCTGTTGCTCTTTCATCAGAACAATCATACAGTTCACCACTATGCCTTGTGCATAGGTTATTCTCAACATCATTAAAGTCCCTAGTAACCTTTACTTTCATATCATCACCACCTTTTAGGTATTAAAAAAGCACTAACAAGAGTTAGTGCTGATAAACATAACATTACAATGCCTTAGTATTCCATTGCTTTTCTATTTTCTTTTTCCATCAGTTCTTTCCACTCAGAGTAAGCATGTTTAATATCACTAGGTGAATCAGTTTTAAGTTTTGGTGGGAACTGTTTCCAATCTACATATGGCTCTATTTTTTCAAATAAAAATTTTACTTTATCTGAATAAACAATCCTCATATAATTCACCCCTCTAAATATTTCTTAACACGATATTCTGTATATACCTCATCAAATTCTTTATTTAAAAATTTAATTTTAGCATAGTTACTTATATCACTTACATTATATCCTTTTGCATACAATCTTGCAACCTTTTTTAAATAAATATTATCTAAATAATCACAATATTTATTAAATTCAGTAATTTCACCAAATTTACTTCTATATTTTTCGGCATCTTGCCAATGTATAAGTTCATGTAGAATTGTACTTAAAGGATTATCCGGACAAGCAAAGTCTTTTTGCAATACTGAAAGATTAGTATTAGTAAAATAAACCGAATTAATGTTAAGTATATTTTCAACCGGTCTGTAAGATGCAATAGCATCTGTCATCATTTCTTTAGGGGAAACAATAAGAATTTTTGGTTTATTTAAAGAGTTACTCTCATTAAGCATTTCAAAAACTTTGGTTATATTCTTGTCAAAAATATGTAAATGTTTGCGTTTTAATTTAACATTATCTGATATATAAATATTATTATATGCTGTCGTCTTATGTGCATTAATTACAATATTACTATTATTCACTTTACGATTAAAAGTTTCTATATTATCACCGTCATATATAGGTTTATAAAACTTTTGTTTGTCTGCACTATTGATAAATTGTTCCAATTTATCTTCATAAAACATATTACTTGTATGCCAATCATCAGCTCTATTTTGATACTTTATTTTATTATCTTCATCAAGGCTATGTTGGGCAAGTCTGTTGTATCGTTTTTCTTGTCTTTCTGCGTTTTGTTGCTTTGTTTCTAGGGTTTCTCTTTCTTCCATTTTGGCAAGTTCTTCACTGCTTACGGGTTCAAGAGAGGTAATACCCTCGTAATAGGTACTTGTACTGTCCTTACACCTTGGATGAAACAAGCCACCTGCGATAGCCTCACTAAGCAAAGGATACTTACCGTCAGCTTTACTGCCACCGGAATACACATCATCAATAAATACTCTGCCAATGTACTGTGCACAATCAGGGCAACCACCCTGACGGGAATTTACCACTACAAGTGAGATACCCCATTCTTGCCTTTTCTGACCCTCACCGTAGAGATATGCCCTTTTATTAGCAGTACGAATTGCCATATCTGCATAGTCGGAAAGTGTATGCCTAGCACCGTTACGATATTCCACACAATTAAGACCAGCTTGTAACATATCCTTAACTGCCATATCAACTGCTTTTTCATATGTACCTGCACCACTGTTTGCATACACCTGTGCATTGAAAATAGCTTTTCTGTACTTATCATTTGACATTCTGAGTATTGCAGTTTCTGCCTTTTCCATATCACTCTTAGTTGCATTAATAAGTGCATCTAACTTTCTGTCATTGACTTTGAAAAATTCACCGGTAGCTGAAGGACTTACCTTACCGACTTTAAAGCCTTTTTTAATAGCTTTTAATATTTCAGCCTCTTGCTTTGCATTGCCGTCAGCCATTGCAGTTTTCAGCATTTCCTCAATTTTCTTATTTAATGTGAAAAACTGTTTACCGTATTTTTTTTGATTAGTTCTACGGTACTGTTCAAGGCTTTTAAGTTGTTCAGACTGCCACTGTGACCAGTTATAACCTTCCTTTTCTTCCTCTGCCCTATGATGTTTAAAATTTCTCATCATACTGTCAATGAGTTCATTTTCTATGGTTTCAAAGGCTTTAGAAATATCATAATCAGCCATTGTTTAGTACCGTATTTAGGTCATCAATTTCAGAAGTTTCATCAAGGGTGGTTATGCCTTGTTCTTCCTTAATTCTTTTGACTTCCTCAGCTTTCCAATCAGCACACTTACTATCTCCATAGAGCTTTTCAACAGAAGTTTCAACACTCATTATTGCACTTTGTCTTGCTTTACCTACAGTTTCTACTTGACTTTCAAAGCTAGGGTTAGCATACTCTCTAAAGTTAATTGCCACATCAAGGTCAGCCGGTACTAAGGCTTTATTTGTTAGTTCATAATAAGCATTAAGTACGGACTTAACAAGATTAGGTAATGATTTTTCAAGAAGTTTAACAAAGTTCTGCCTTGTATATAAAGTAGTCTTTTCTTTTTCTCTCTGTGCCTCTGCATTGTCCAATTTCTTATTATCAATACCAAGAGTACTTGGACTGATAACACCCTGTAGGCACAAATCTAAAGCAGTTACATAGGCTGATAGGTAACTTTCGTGTTGAATAGAAGGTGACTCTGTTACAATCTTATTGCCTACACCCTCTTTCATATCGTTACCTATAGCAATGTACCTGTTATCAAATGGGTTTGGTGCAATAGGCTCACCTGTTTCAGGATTTCTAGGTATGTAACAATCAGGCATATATGTTTTTGATCTGGCTGAACGAGAGGCATCCATCCACTGCGACCATATTTCATCTATACTGTCAAAGGCATCTTCCTTGTTACTGATAATACCCTTACCTCTACCCTCATAAAAGCCATTGCTATAAATTAAAGGTACTGCCCACATATATGATTTATCAAATGTGATGCCCTCACTATCTATCCAAGACAAGGCACTCACAGTATGAGGGTCAACCTCTCTTCCGTTACTGTCATATAAAGCATACTTGATATATCCATATCCGTAGGTCTCTTCAAACTGATAGCACCTTGTCTTTTCTGTGTATTCTGTATAGAACTTAATTTCTCTGATTCTGCCACGAGCATAAGTGTATTTTACCTTTTCGGCACCGTACCATTCAATGATAGGTAATTCTGAAATTTCATTATCAAATGAAATCTTAAATGCACCGTCACCTACTATTGCAAGGTCCTTAATTGCACTTTCAAGCACATCAGCAAAATTATTTTCTTTCTGTATTTCCTCCCATACTTCTTCATATTCGGTTGTATTATTATTGTGTATCTCAATACCGTTAAAATCGGTTTTTAGAATATTGGTAATAACATCAACCATTAAGGCAGGAATAGCAACATGGATTTTCTGTATCTCCTGACCTGCTGTAGGTCTAGCTTTCCAAAACATTGTTTTCTGAACATCAAGACTTCCATACAGTTCTTGAAGTTGCTTACTCTTGCCCCAATACCATATTCTGTTTTTAGCACAATCAGTTAGGTGGTTTACACCCTCACTGATTGTAATGGTAGTATCTGATGCAGAAGTAATCCTAAGAAAACTCCTTAATCCTTTTCTTACTGTATCAGCCATTCTATTAATCAGCCCCATTCTCTACTCACATCCTATCTTATCCTTATAGGGTAGCCACCCATACTGTGATGAGTTTATAAAGTGATCATTGCCATCTTCAGGAGTATTGTCTTTATCCTCTAGCCAAGAATACAGTTCGTATTCCTGTATAGTGCTTGTACAATGTTCCAATATAAAATAATGCCCTTTAGCAAACCAGCCTAAGAGCATATTATTTCTATCTATTATTGTTGTTTTCTTGTATGCGTTATTAAATGTAAATACACAACCGTTCTTGCGTTTATATTTGTTCAATTCTGTTATAGTCGCTTGATCTGCATTATCAATAAATACATTTCTTGCAAGTCCCCACTCAGCTTGATTTCTCTTTAAAAATTCAATGTAGTTTATAGCCACATCAGAGGGTGCCAGTGGTGTTTTTAGTTTTGCATTATTATATTCCTTTTCGTCTAGCTGAATACAATTACCTCTATTAGTTATTCCAAAGAAGGTCATTGCTATTGTGTCAGGTGACTTTTGGGAATATGCAGTATCAAGCCCTGAAGTAAAGATAATAAAATGTTCCTTTTTTCTTTTTCTATCATCAGCAAGGAACTGTTTTGCCCATTCTTTTGATTTAATATGAACATTTCTATCAAAGTTACTGAACACAAGACCTGTAGCCCTGCCTCTAAGTCCTAAAATCTTATTCTTATAAAGCTTTGTACCCTTTGGAACATTCAATTTAATTTGTTCTATTTTAGTTTTTGACAGTCCTAGGTTATGTTCAAAAGAAAAGAACCAATGGACCCAATTAGGCTTTGGTTCTTCTGTTAGCATATTTAATATTTCTTTCGGTGTATCTGACTTGTACTTTTCAAGTGGTCTGGAACAGTTAATGTACTCCTTATACACCGGTAAATTAGGGTCATCAGGATTAAGGGTAGCCATAAAGTAGTCACAACGCATACTTGCTTCTCTCACAAAGTCTATATCTGCTGTATTGATTTCATCAATATACAAGCAACCATACTGACCACCCAGAGCCTTCTGCCACTTTTTCTTATCACCATAACCCATAACATACACAATCTTATTGCCCTTGTTTGTATGAAACAGAATGTGTGGTATCTTTTCATCCTTTGTACCGGTGCCGTTGTACTCTGTAAGAACACCAAAGTCATCAACAACACCAAGGTCCTTATTAATAATATTCTTTTCAGCAGTACCTGTGTCTTTTGAGGCAATGATATGATATTTCTTATTACTCTGTGCAACCTTTAGAAAAAATTTAAAGATACCTACCGTTGTTTTACCTGCAGCAGTAGTACCTTCAAGAAACTCAACAGGTGCTTTACATTTGATGAAATCTTTATACTTTTGAGAAAGTAATAAATTACTCATCATCAACACTCATTTGCTTAATCAGGTCATCAAGTTTAGAAACTTCTGCACCAACATTTGCATCAACTTTTAGGGTATATTCACCAGTCATTTTATTAAGAGTATCAATAGCCCTGATTCTGTCTGATGTTTCTTCTAAATCGTTTCTTGCAATATCAGATAATGTTACCTGTCTGTCTTTTGCACACATTATTCTTTCATCTTTCAGTTTATCAGAAATTTCTTTGATGTACTGTACTATTGTAGTATTTTGTAGTAGTTTTGATGCATTAGTGTTTGCATATTTTTTTGAATATCCTGCTTTTATTGCACTTTCTGTGGCATTACCACTCTGTGCATAATATTCAGCAAATTTCTTTTGTCTTGCGTTTAGCTTATCATTCATGATAACACCACCTCTCTTTATTAAAATGCAAAAGAAAAAGGCTAAGCAGTGCTTAACCTTTGAACTATTATTTAATTGATTTTACATTCACCTTAAAACGCTTTTGTGTATAATCTGCTTTATGCTTTTGATTATGTTTTTCTTTAAGCTTAATTTCTAGAACTTGGTTTAAACAACTTAGTTTAAGTTCATTATATCTTTCTACATAATAATTATGGTTATCAATTAATTTATTAATTATCATATCAATAGCTACAGCAATCGCTATAATAAACAAACTTAATAATATTTTAACGAATATAACAACTTGATTTTCATCAGTCATTTTGGGGAAATCTTTCGAAAAATTAAAAACTAGTGTTGCTAAGGAAAATACAATAGTTACAATTAATTGTATCCAGAATTTATATTCTGATTTAGGAATTGTCATAAATTCTAATTTCATTTTTTCATCTTTCAATTCTTTCAATGTGTATCTGTTGCCTAAAATTTTCTTAATCACATCAATTAGACTTGAATAACCATCTATATGTTCCTTTATGCTAAACTCTTTCATAGCATTTTTCTTAATTTTTCGATAAGTTTTGTCCTGCTTAAGCATACAAATTCCTCCTAGTAATTTGATATAATCAATTATATCAAAAGGTGATAATTTGTCAACTTTTGGCTTAATTTAGATTTTATCACCTAAATTAGATACAACAAAACCCACCTAAGTGTTTAGGTGGGCAATGCTGAATTTTTTATAAGAGGAATAGTAGAAGTGAAAATCATTCTTGCAATCTTATCTATCTCTTTCGGTTTTCCATAATATCATTATAGCACTTGTTAGGGTGTCTTTTAATGTCCTCTTTTAAAATTTCTGAAAAAGCTTGTAAGGCTCTGCCATGAACCTTGTACACATATCTCAAATCATAATTCATACAATCAGCTACCTGCTCCCATGTTTTATGATTTAGGTAATACTCTGTCAGAACTGTTTTATATCGTTCATCAGTCAGCATATGTATAAGGGTTCTGGCTTGTTCCTTTAATTCAACAAGTAGGTCAATTTCTTCATTGATTTTGTCTTGCAATAAAACAATCCTATCAATAATCTTTGTAAAGTCACCACCACTACCGGAACTTTGTACCCTCTCACCTTGGCTCTGTGGGCTTACTTGTAGTGACTTTAACTTTAGGTGATACAATTCATCACTCTTAGTATTAATGCTTATATCAGCAAACCTTACACGATTAAGGTACTCTTTAGCGTTCAAGGTTATCACTCCAATCTAACCTCTGGCCACAATGAGGACAGTAATTATATTCCCAACTAGCACTAAACCTAGTAAGGTTCTTATGACAACTAGGACAAAATTTATCAAGCAATGCTTTTTTGCTTGATACCACCTTCTTAGGTGTTCGTTTTGAAACAGCCTTACCCAGGTTTACTCTTTTGCAATCATTAATCAGGTCTATAAAATCATCTGTTGTCATTCCGTAAGAAGAACATGGAAAATTCTGCTCACAAATAATATCATATTCATTATTATCAATCATTTCTCCTAATTCTGTAACATCAATATATTTGCCATCTGAAATATCAATATAATTAATATAATTACTCATATAGCAATCTCCCCACTTTCAATCTTAGCTCTATACTGACCGTAGCTTAGCCTTGTACCGTTTTCTTCGTTGTACTTATGTAAATTGTACAAAGTACGGTTAAGGTTATGTTCTCTTGACTGCTTTGGTGTTTTAGCTTGTTCTTGCTTTAGCCTTTGGTTCTTCACTTTGTTGTGTTTCTTAACACACTCATAACTGCAATACTTTGCATTGTGGTTTCTTGCAGTAAATTCATTTCCACATACTGCACATACTCTCTTAATTTCCATATTCTTCTCCTTTAATTTTCATACTTTGCTTTAAGGGACTTTAATAAGTCCTCTTGTACATTTGCTTTACCTTGTAAGCTGTTCAAAACTCTTTCATCACAAGTGCCTTCTGTAATCAGATGGTGGATAATTACTGCATTCTGCTGACCTTGTCTATATAGTCTTGCGTTAGCCTGTTGGTAAAGTTCCAAACTCCATGTTAAGCCGTACCACACAATAATATTGCCACCGGCTTGTAAGTTAAGTCCATGACCTGCACCTGCAGGATGTGCTAAAAGTAATGGAATTTCTCCATTATTCCAACTTTCAATATCTGCTGAACTTTCCAGCTTTTTGGCAAACTTAAACCTTTCCTTTATTCTTTCAAGGTCGTGTCTGAAACTGTAAAAACACAAAATAGGCTTTCCGTTTGCAGTATCAAGTAATTCAGAAAGTGCGTCTAACTTCTGATTATTAGCCACCACATAACTGCCATTTTCCATATACATTGCACCGTTGCTATACTGCAACAGTTTGTTTGTTAAGGTTGCGGCAGTAGTTGCATTTACTTCGCCCTCTGCAAACTCTATGTAGCTATCATGTTCAAACTTTTCATAGGCCAGTTGTTGCTCAGGTGTCATCTTAACACTGATAATTGAGTCAATTCTTTCAGGCATATCAAGCCAATCCTCTGCTTTCATAGACACGCATATGTCCGATATTTTATTCATAATGGCACTTTCGGCATTTTCCTTTAACTTGTAATTGAAAATGGTTGTTTGGTTTCTTTGGTTAGGTGTGAAATATCTTTCACGATAACCTGAAACAGTTTTACCTAACCTTTCGCCACTGTCAATAAGGTACATCTGACTCCATAAATCAATTAATCCGTTTGGTGCAGGTGTGCCGGTAAGTCCAACAACTCTTTTACTTCTTGTTATGTACTTTCTTAATGCTCTAAACCTTTGTGCTTTTGGTGACTTAAAGGAAGAAAGTTCATCAATAACCACCATATCAAAGAACCAACCGTCACCAATACTTGAAAGTTCATTAGTCAGCCACACAACATTTTCACGATTGATAATATACACATCAGCCTCTTGTGCTAAAGCTAATCTTCTTTTCCTAGGTGAACCTAAAATCTTTACTACACTTAAATCTTTTAGGTGGTCCCACTTTTCGCACTCTCTGTTCCATGTATCCTCTGCAACTCTTAAAGGTGCAATAACTAAAACCTTTGATATTTCAAATTGATTGTAAATTAGGTCCTCAATAGCTGTTAATGTTATTACGGTCTTACCAAGTCCCATATCAAGAAAAAGTCCACATCTTGGTGTGTTGTAGATTTTCTCTATTGCCATACTCTGATACTTATGAGGAATAAACTTCATCAACAACACTCCTTACCTTTTCTTTACTGTCTGCAGTATAAACCTTTACACCTAAAGAAGAAAAAAGTTTATGTACTCTTGTCTGTTCCGGTCTTGGCTTTTTACCTTTTGCCTTTAGTTCCACAAAGAAAATTTTTCCTTGTGGAAGTATTACAACTCTATCCGGCAAACCTCTCATACTGGCAGATATGAACTTTAAGCATAGCCCACCTTTATCTTTCACATATCTTATTAGGTATTTTTCCACATTTGCCTCTTGCATTTCTATAAATTCCTTTCTTTGTTGTAAATCTGTTGACCCCCATTTGTCCCATAAGTATGGGATTTTCGGCTTGTGGGTCAACAAGGTCAACAGATTTTCTATAGACTATCATTAAATATAGGATTTATAAATTTTATTAAGGTTCATAATTTCTATAATCTCTATAATTCAATATACTTATATATATAAGTTGTTGACCCTGTTGACCCTATGCGAATAATCGCATACCTAAGCCATTTTTAGGGTCAACAGCTTTTTTTCTATTTTGTTGACCCTTTTCTTCTAAAGCCTCTTTGCCGTCCATAAATATCGCCAAATTTAAAGTTGTTTTTCACCTGTTCCCATTCTCCTGTACGGATAATAATGTCTTTGATTTCTTTGCTTTTCTGATAATTAAAATCTTTCCTATCTCCACCAAAAGCCTCACACCACACTTCAAGTGGGCATACTTTATCCCTTACAACTGTGCCTTCTTCTTTAACACCAAAGTCATTGCCGTTAAGGAATAACCGTCTGTCGCTTAAATCCATTTTTCCCCAATTCTCAGGTAGTAAAGTGTTGAGATATTTAACCACATCACCGGTTAGAGGACTTTCTTCAAAGTGCTGATTCTGTTCTTGTTCTGATAGTTTTCTTAGCTCATCAGTATCCATATACAGTTTTTCACCTTGCTTATAAATCTGTACAACCTCTGCCCATAGTTGGTCGATTTCATAGTCTGTTAAGTCATCAAAAACATTTTTTACTGCCCTATCAATATGAACATCAATAGGAAAAAATCTTCTGTTACCTGTTGTATCTCGTAAAAATTCGTGTTGGTTAGTTGTGCCAACAAAGATACATTGCCTTTTCCTTACCTCTGTATGGTGTCCGTATGCTGCACGATAAGCGTCCTCAGACTTTGCAGTAAAGTGCTTAACTGCCTCTACTTCGTTTCTTCTAAGTGCTGACAGTTCGGCAATTTCAATTATCCAAAAGCCTTGTAACTGTTCATATGCCTCTTTGCCTTGTACAGTTGTCAAAGTATCACTAAACCAATGTTTCCCAAGTTTTCGTATAATGTAACTTTTGCCACAACCCTGTGGACCTACTAACACAAGAACATTGTCATACTTAACACCGGGATTAAAAATTCTTGCCACACCGGCAGTAAGCATTTTCCTAGTTGATGCCCTAGTGTATAAATTGTCATCAGCACCTAGGTAATCTATAAACAAGGTTTCTGCCCTGCTTATACCGTCCCACTCTAGGCTTGATAAATAGTCCTGTACCGGATTGTACTGATTAGCCATACTAACTAAGGTCCATGCGTCCTGAATTGATGCTTTACTTTTGATACCGTATAGGCTTTCTGTATAGTGCCTTAGTCCTGCATCATCTGTATCAGTCCATTCTCTCTGTTCATCTGTCTTGTCCCATGGCAATATGCCTAAAGCCGTATGCCTTCTTGTAAAGGAGTTGTATGCCATTTTACCCTTTAACCGACTGTCATTCTTAAAAATCTTTAGGCAATTATCTATTGTGGGCAAGTTGTTATTCTTGCTATCTGTTGCAAGTTCAAGTATCCAATCATCATTACTTTCTTCACTTTCCACTATGCCCTTAAAGTCCTCTGTGCAAGACTGCGTTCTCTCTTTGTGCATTAATAGTCTTACTTCTTTATCCTTAGAGGCAAAGTCCTGCATAGCTAAATATGATGGCAATTTTACTGTGGGAGTACCCTCTTTTGCATTATCGTCTAAGTCTAAAAACTTATGTAGCCTTACAAGGTCAAAGGCATTACAAAGTGTTCCACCACTTGGGTCTGTTGCGTGATTTGAATAGGCAAATTTTCCACCTTCATAAATAACTAACCCTGCTGAGGTACTACCGTTAATGTAGGTATATCTGTCCTGATTTTCACAAGGTGAATACACATCGGGTAAAAACTTTTCTATTACATCTCGCACATTATAGGTTCTGCAAAATGCACCTATTACACCCTTTTTTGTGGTTGGGTCTTCTTGCTTTTTTAATAATCTTTCTTTGTTCTTAACTGTTCTTGATGAATAAGGCCACTGTGAAACATCTTTCCAATTTGTGTAGGTGCTTAGCACCTTATCAACATCAAGTAATTTATTTTCCGAATGTTTAAATACATATTCACCGTCAATGCTTGTACTTGCCCAGAACATTAACCTTTGAGGTTGGTATGTAGTATCGTCAAACATATCAATACCAATATCCTCTGCAATTTTCCTTGCAACTGCCTCATATTCGTCCGGTGTACAATCTCTTGACAGTGGAATAAGTAATCTTAATCTTGGTTTTTCCGGTGTATGCTTATGTGTGGAATAAATACAGTATGTGTATTCTGCAAACATATCAACTGTGTCACAAAAATCTTCACTTGCAAAATCTGCGTCAAGGGTAACTATTGAACGGTGGTTTACATTTTCTCTTTTTCTTCTGCCATTCTTTAGGTTACCGGCTACAAAGCCACCAACATCCTTAATACTGTCTTGTTTTGACTTAGGTAAATTTCTATATTCACCTTGTGTTTCAGGTGTTCTGGTGGTTTTTTCAAGCCTTTTTAGTAACTCATCCCAAGTGATAGTACAGTTCTTCCACAACTTTGTATTTACACTTAAACCGGTTGCAATACTGAATTTTCTAATATCTACCACTCCTAATCTTTCTTATAAAATGGTGTTTCATATGCCTCAGCTTTTAGCAGTAAGCCTTTAGCCCATGGGATAGGTTCGCCCATTATATCGGCTACTTCTTTTGCTGATGAAACACCTATTGGAACATCCAATATAACTTCATCGTGAACATGGAAATTGCACTTAAAACCTCTGTCCTCCAGCCTGATTATAGATTCAGCTAAACAGTCCCTTGCAAAGCCTTGTACTATATTCTCCACTAACTTTCCACCAAAAGTTTCCAGCCTTTCCCATGTGTTCTTAGTTTGGTTCATACCCATATATGTAATTGAGGGACTGCCAAACTTGTTTTCTCCTATTTGTGGCTTGACATATGCGAGTTTTCTGCCTGAGGGTAGTCCTACAAACAGAATTCCTGACTGCTTATAAAATGACACACCACATTTTAATTTTTGTGGTTGTCCCTTAATTGCTAACATTGCAGAGGTTTCGCACTCTTTCCAAAATGATGTTATGTGTCTGTTGGTGTTTCTCCACATATCAACTAAAGGTTGTAGTTCTTCTTCCTTTAGTCCCATTTCTAAAGCACCCATAGACTTTAATGCACCTACAGAACCACCATAGCCAAGTGCAAGTTCTGCGATTTTGCCTTTCTGTCTTAAGTGACCGTTTATACCATGCTTAACTACAGGTACTTTGAACATCTGACTTGCCGATGCACAATAAATGTCTCCACCTTCTTCAAACACTTTCATTCTCCACTTTTCACCTGACAGATAGGCTACTACTCTTGCCTCAATAGCTGAGAAGTCAGACACAATAAATCTGTTGCCTATGCTAGGTACAAAAGCAGTTCTGATAAGTTCTGAAAGAGTGTTAGGTACATTGTAGAGAAGTTCAAACATTTCATAGTCACCGTCAACTACTGTCTGCCTAGCAAGTTCCAAATCTTCAATATGGTTTTGTGGCAGGTTCTGAACTTGAACCATTCTACCTGCCCATCTACCGGTACGATTAGCACCATAGAACTGAAGAATTCCCCTTATTCTGCCGTCAGAACACACACCATTAACCATAGCCTCATACTTCTTTGTAGAAGTCTTTGAAAGTTCAGACCGTAAAGACAGAACCTTTTTAAGTAGTGGGTCATTACTTTGTGAAAGTATTTCTTTTACTACCTTTTTGTTAAGGCTTTCGTAGGTGTTTCCGGTACGGTTTTCTATCCACTTTTTAAGTTGTGCAACTGAATTAGGATTTTCAAGTCCTGTTAGCTTTCTTGACAGTTCAAGGCATTTTTCTTTATGAAGTGTACTGTACTGAATAGCATTCTTAGCCATATTTACATCTACTCCAACACCTCTATCGGTAATTCTTTGGTCATACTCCCACAACCTCTGTTCATTAGGATGTAGTGGAAATTTATCAAGTTTCCTTTTAATTTCTCTTTCAACCACTACATCCTGAATACAGTAGCTCTTGAATATTTCCCACTTTTCTGTGTTGTGTTGTGGCAAGTTTCTTGTTCTGCCACCATTTGATTTTGTAGCCTTGCAGGGCTTAGAAAAATAATCAATACAAGCCTTACCACTTCTATCCTTCTGTTCCTTAAGTCCCAACACCTTTGCGACACCTGACAGAGATTTTGGAAGTCCAAGTTCAGCACTTTGTATCATTGTGCAATGCCATTGACTAGGTGGCATATCTATGCCTAGATACTTCTTTAAACAAGTTCTTTCAAAGTTAGCATTAAAAGCAGTTTTGATTATTTCTTTATTCTGCAATGCTTTAATAATTCCATCAGGGATTTTCTCACCACAAGCAGTATCTACAATCTTTACTTCTTCATTGTCAAAGGCGTAAGCAAAAAGCAAGATTGTAAAATCAGGTGCATCTGCATAAGCATACACACCTGATTTTAGTAGATTAACACTGCTATAGGTTTCTATATCAATGCTCAACTCTTTCATATTAATCTAGAAAATCGTCTTCATCCTCTGTGATAAGGTTGGCAAAGTCATCTTCTGCTCTACTTCTGCCACCCAGAGGCTCACCGTCATCTGTTTTCATAAGGTTGTTAAGACCACAGGCAATACCCTTGTTTCCTTTTGAATTAAAGGCATAGAAGGTAATAGATGCGTAACCATAGCAACCACTGTAGAACTCTGTTGGGTCAATAATAGGTCTGCCCTTACTGTCAACAAGTCCCGGCTTTGTTGTTGCGTTAGCATTAACAAAGTACTTGCCCTTGTAGTTTTCGTCATCTTCTCTTTCTTCGTCACCATCTCTTAGTGGTTCTTTTAGCTTGGAAGGAATTTTGCCACCAAACTTTGAAACACCTGCCTTCTTTGCACTCTCAATAGCCTTCTTAATGCTATTGATTGTCTTTGTGTCATCCTTATCAATAAGAAGTGACACACTGTACTTTTCAGTACCGTCATCATTCTTTCTTGGTTCAAAAACATTTGCATATGAAAATCTTACCCTACCTGTGATTACCTTTGTTTCGTTATTGTTAGCCATTATTTTATTCTCCTTTGTTTGTAATATTCTTAAAATCTTCAACTGCATTTGCAGTTGAGTTTATAGCCGGTCTTTTGTCGTCACTATGTACAAGGGTAGGTTTGCCCTGTGGCTTTACAACATAGTCACCTAAAATTTCATTAAAACCTTTTTTGCCCAGTAGCTTTTCCATATTAGATATAGTCTTTATTGACTTATTGAAAATATCGCATTCTTGGTATCCTAGGCTCATTAGGTGGTTGCCTATTTCTTCATCAGACTTTGAGTATTTACGAATACTTCTGCCCTCTACTAATTTAAAACCCGGTATTTCTACACCATGGTTAAGTGCTTGATCTAGGGCATAGTCACTAACTGTCTTTACCCATTTGCTGATTTTGTCTGCTTGGTCAATAATATCTGCTATTTCTTCAATAGTAAGCTTTGCAGGTCTTTTGAAGTCATACATTGCAAGTCTTTGTCTTTCTTCGTTATATGCTCTGCATACTGCTCTAGCCTTGCAAACACCTGAATCACAATGAGGACCTGCAACACACTCCGTTACATTATCGTTATTGGCTCTCTCTGCCCTTGTCTTGACTGCTTCACCCCAAGCCATTAAACATTCAAAGCTAATAGTTTCTGTGCTGATATTGTCAATTCTAGGCTGATATATAGTCATTCTGATTTGCTTAATATCATAGAGAAAGTCAAAGGCACTAACTGCACCCAATGCATAAAGTCGCATTTGTGAATTGTCCCTAGCTGACACCCTTACACCTGTACCATACTTTAAATCAATAATTTCAAGTGTACCGTCACCAATAATTACTGCGTCACCTGTACCAAAGCCTTCAGGAACCCACAGAGAAAAGTCAAGTTGCTTTTCGATATAGATTTGTGCATCAGGTGTCTTTCCTTTTGCCTCGTTAAACCTTTCAATTACAAAGTCCTTGTAACTGTCTGTGTAGTCGTCCATATCCTCTGTAATTTCAAGGTTCTTAATAGCATTGTGGTACTTAACTCTGTTGTACTGATTTAGTGCAAGTCTTAGCTTTGCCTCACCTAGAGAATGAGCATTAGTGCCTTCTTCTGCAAAAGCTGATGTTTTGTCAGGAAACTCTGACTCCATCTGAATTGAACCGGGACAATTCAGCCACTTCTTACTGCCTGAGGCTGAGAGCCTTGCGTGTACTTCCGGCATTTTTATCCCTCCAATACTTTCATAACTGCGTTGTAGTCATCTTCTTTTAGTTCTGTGACTTTGTGTGCGTTAAACTGTGCTAAAATCTCCTTAGCCTTGTCCTTGCCTTTAGCCTTTGCAAAGGTTGCAAAAGCAGTTCTGATGTCCTCAATCTTGTATTGAGGTTCGTCCTTTTCTGCCTTTGGCTCTTCTTTTGGTTCTGCCTTTGGTGGTTCAACCGGCTTTGGCTTGTCCTCAACTTTCTGTGATCCTCTTGCTACCTTCTTAGGTTCTGTCTTAACTGCCTCTATCGGACCTACTGATAAAGCAAGGTTGTTGATAGATTCAGCAAGATTGTTATTGTCAACAAGTAATGCCTTGGCAAGGTTATTGATAGCTCCTGCTAGTTCATCAGCTTGTATCTTTACTGTAATTTCCATCACTTTTCAATTCCTTTCATAATTAAAACTTGACTTTTCACTTTAGATAATCTAAAATGAAGTTGATATTTTTGTAAGTGTTCTGCTATTAGAACACCTTTCTGCCACTAAGGAATTGCAGTTCCTTAGTGGCTTTTTCTTTTGTGCACATTCACAATATCTCACTTCCCATTTATACTTGTTTCAATTTTGCCAACACCTAATTGAAACATTTGTGTTAAATAAATCAATGTGTTATCAAGATTTAATTTGTGTACAGATAAGATAACTACAAAGTCAAGATAAGAAATAAAACCATTATGCTCTCTCATAAAGTTAATGACTCTTTTAATGTCCTTTTCTGTGTAAAATCTTCTTGCTAACTTAATGAACCTTTTTTGATTTATCTTTTTCATTTTCTCTCACTCCCTAATTAAAATGTCACACATATATTAAGGACTGCAGCTGCAATCCAATATGTTGCCATCTTGAAATCTTTGTTAATGCCATAGACTATTGCAGCACCTACATCAAGTGCTATTAATAGCAACGGAAAAATGTACTTTGTGTTCATACTTCTTGCCTTTCTTATCTACAATAGGCTTCTAACTCAGATGTAATCTCATCAAGAAAATAAACATACACCGACTTAGTAAACTGTTCTTCAAATTCATCAACAGTTTCATCAATAACTATTGCAAATTTATAACCTTGATAATGCGAGAAAAGCCAATCGTGAATATCCTCTAATTTGACATTTTTGCCCTTGAAAATAATAGGGTATCTGCCAAATCTGTCTGTAACATCTTGTATAACTTTCATACTTCTTCACCCTCAACAATGTGTTCAACTTCTTCCGGTTTTGTGCCTAGTGCATCTTCAAAGCACTTTGTTTGGAAATCATCCTTAGTGATACAAAGGTTTTCCCTACTGTATGCCACCTTGAGATCGTCCATAATATAAGACAAAATGCGAGGCAAAACATAGACCATACCAAAGTAGAGAAACGGAAGAAGTAAGAAACCACCATGCTTAGACATCAGATTGATATGTAGCACTAATGAAACAATGATTGTAACCACTATTGATACTGCAAGTCCTACTGCTTTAATCTTTTCTTTCATCTTCACTCTCCAACTTTCTTAGCAATTTTGCTATCTGATTCTGACTTTCCTTAATCATCTCAAGCAAGTGCCTTTGCTCATTCATCACTTCATTCCAGCTATTCTGTAGCCACTTTGTGTTGTCAGTATGTGCCTTATTCAGACAACCTATAACACCTAGGACTAGAAGTACAAATGCTAGTATTATAACTGCAATAGTGAAACTTCCCACTTTTTTCACTTCCTTTCTTTTGACTAATTCAGTAGTGCTGAATCAGGATGGTTATTCACATAGTCAGTCATACCCTGACTTATTCTTAAACATATGCCATTAATATAGCGTTGTTCTTGTTCTTTGGTCAGATGGTTGGTCTTGTTGCCGTTGTGGTCCTTTTCTGCCCACAGCACTTGCTTGCCACCATCATCAACCCATACCCTATAAGCTAACTCTTTTGCCATTTCATCACCTCACTAAAAGTTATGTTGTGTCTTGATTGTCCTATTCGTCAATTTTCCTTACATATCTGAAAAAGTCATTCAAATCAAAACTATCAGCCTCTCTTTCCTTTAGAATAAAACCATCTAAAGAAACATATTGAACATAATACTTAATGTTGTGGAGCCCCTCCGGAGTATTTCTGTCCTTTGGTAATTCTCTTTCTATAAGCCTTATTCTTATAAGGAAATCTCTGGCAACCCTACTTTTCTCCAAAAACTCACCTACTTTCTTAAACTTTGGTTTTCCAAAGTTATGTTGTAAAAAAATAAGTGGCTACATTGTCCACTGGTTCACCTATTACCTTACAAATCGCTTTCATCTCACTTTGAGTGAATTCACTTCTATTGTTCAATTTGAAGTTAAGAGTGCTAGGATTTATGTGAATTTTTCTAGCTAATTCCTCTTGTGTAATACCCTTTGACTTCAACTTCCCCAACAACTCAGAATAGTTATAAGGTAATGTTCTTGTCTGCAC